AAGAAGAAAGAGATCAGGAGAATTATTATGAACCTGAGGAAGAAGCTTTTGGTGAAGAGTATGAAGAATATGATGAGTATGAAACTCGTGAGCGTTATGAAAATGACGATAGAAGAAGTGACCGAGTAGAAGGTTGGGATGATGATACCCGCCGCCGTGGAGGTCACGATAGACGAGTGGAAAATCGAATTCGTGTACGAGGGCAAGCTGTTGAGCTGCCCCCAGTGGAGTCGGATGCTGGTTTGCGTCGGGCTATTTATAATTCGAAACACCGGAAAGTTTCATGCTCATCTGAGGAACTAGTGAAGTTCATTTCAGATGCTCAAGCAGCGTACAAAACTCAAATGAGTGAACCCCTTAAAATGCAGGCTTGGAACCCCTCCAAGTTGGCTGCTGGGGTTTATAAGATATTCTGTGGTGATAGGTACTTGTGTACTGGAACCCATGTTGGAAACAAGTTATTTGTTGTTGTCCACAGTTTGTCTGAAGATATAACCAAGGAGTATAAGGCAGTTAACCATGTGCATACACACAAATTGTTGGGCAAAGATATTGTCCTGGTTAACGCAGAAATTGCTTATTTTCCACTGCAAAATGCAGCATCGCCCTTCAAAGCACATAATATGAAGGTAATGGAAAATGCTAGTATTGTCACCGTATTTGGATTCGGAAACGGATCAAGTGACCAACCAGACTCGATTGTCGGTTTTGCTAGCCCCTTGGGTTGGTGTAATGCCCCAACACGTGATGGTGATTGTACTTCCCCAGTGTTGGATGTTAATGGTAATGTTGTTGGTTTTTGGACTCATGGAAATGGACGTGATTTCGGTAGGTTTGAACCTGTTACGAAAGCAATGAAAGAAGTTGCAGCACGTGGAGTTATTAGCCATACCGGGCTGGATTTTCAGTTAGCCCCCCACTCCCTTTAGACCTAATTGTGAGGCCGTTCTGGGAACGGTATCCTTCGCAATATTTGAAGACGAAGGATGGGGCGATGGCCTTTAGTGCAGATGTTTTTGTTACAGAGGAACACGATGCACATTTATCTGAAAATTATTTTCCAATTGTGGCGCAGATGAAAAGATATCCGCGGTACACAAACAAGAGAATTATGGACCCACAACTAAAGTGTTTTGTGGATGAACAGAAGATAGAAATGTTGCCTGGTTGGGGTTTACCAAAACCGAACCAAGGAGCAGCTTATAAATCTCTTGCAAAATATGGAAAAGATGTTTTGCCCATGAGTGACCAAGAAGTTCAGGATATGAATATGGCTTGGCGATGGGTAGCACGACAGTTTGGACCTTATATGAGAAATTCACGTGTTGTTTCGCTGGATGAAGCGATATCACGTTTAGATATGTCAACATCAACAGGAGCACCCTTTAATCTACAGTATCCAACAAAATTAGAATTGTTTGATAAAGACCCTTCATTGAAGGGCTGGTTGGAACAAGATTGGGAGTTGCTTGCAACGGATGATGATTGGACTTGCATTTGTACAAATTCTTTAAAAGAAGAGATGCGTCCACAGGAGAAGATTGATGAAAATTCGATACGTACATTTACAGCAATGGCAATTGATAGTACAGTTCATGGAACTCGATTGTTTGTTGATATGAATGAGAAGATGTATGATTCTCATTTGCGAACTGCCTCAGCAGTTGGTATGAGTCCCCTTAAAGGAAATTGGGACCGCCTATATCGCAAATTGAAGAAATTTGAAAAGGGTTACGCATTAGATGAGAGTCAGTATGACTCATCCCTACGTTGTTATTTAATGTGGGGTTGCGCAGAATTTAGATGGCAAATGTTGCGATCGGAGGATCAAACAGCTGCAAATTTAAAGCGCTTGCGAACTATATATCGAAATTTGATCAATACGTTGATCTTAACACCTGAGGGGGTTCTAGTGTACAAGAAAACTGGAAACCCTTCAGGATCCGTAAATACGATTTCGGATAATACCCTAATTTTGTATTGTCTTATGGCTTATGCTTGGATAAGGAATAGTAGGGGGAAGGAATGTATGGAATCGTACGAGGCCTTTGAGGAGGAAACTGCAAAGGCTTTAGTTGGTGATGACAATACATGGACTGTCTCAGAAGAAGCCCATGAATTTTTCAATGCACATACTGTTATTAATACGTGGAAGACTTTAGGTGTAACAACAACAACGGATTCTATGGAACCACGTACACCTGAAGAACTAGATTTTCTGTCGGCTCAAACAGTATTTCTGGATGGTGTTGCTGTTCCATTGTATGCGCGAGCGAAGTTGATGAATTCGTTATTATATGCGCCTTTAAAGAACATAACACCTGCGACCACGCTCGAGAGGACTGCGGCCATGTTGACAATTGGTTGGACAGATATACCCTTTCGAAAATTCTGTAGAGAAGTGTTAGATTGGTTGGTGATTAAATACGACCCTATTCTCTATGACGACCCGCGTTGGATCTTGGCTAAGTGTCAGATTCAAACAGATGCGATCTATTATCGCTTATTTACTGGGAGACGCATTCCAATGCGACCCCAAAGTTATCTGGAGCTAGAAGAAAGATCAATTAAGCCAGATAAAAGTCCTATGAATGGGGCTTTGCGTCGTCAGACCAAGGGACGAAACCCTCAGAAAACAAAGAAAAGACGAGCGACGCGGAGAGCTCGAAATGGTACGCCTAATGGGCCGAACCCAAATAGCGCTGCGTCGAATCGCCGTCCGAGAATTAGAGTCCGCAATGGAACCTCGAGACGAAGAGGAGGAAGAAGACTTCGTGATGGAGTGATTCCGGGCATGATGGGTGCGACAGCAACTTCGAGGTTGGCTGCTCGGTCATGCACAATAGTTGAGGATGAGTATGTTGGAGAAATAACCAGCGCCTCAACAGGAGCAAATTTTAATAGTGTTGCATACCCGATTAATCCGGGACAAGCAGCACTGTTTCCGTGGTTGTCTAAGCAGGCAGCCCAGTGGGAAAAATACCACTTTAATCAGTTGGAATTTTATTATAAACCAGAAGTTTCACAGTTTGCTACTGCAGGAACAACAGGGAAGGTCATATTTATGGTTGATTATGATGCCAGTGATGGCCCTCCCACAACTAAACAAGCAATGGAGGATACAATTCCCCACACGGATTGCATGCCTCATCAGTCGATGAGGATGCCATTAAATGCACGAACAATACATGCGTTGTACCAAACGCTTTACGTGCGACCAGGTGGTTTACCAGGTGCTTCGGATATTAAGACGTATGATGCCGGCAACCTTAATGTTGCTACTATTGGCATAGCGTCGAATTCTGCGAAGCTTGGTGAATTGCGAGTTAAGTATTCAGTGACTTTTTCAGTCCCAGTTTTAGAAACGGGAGCTGGAGCACCTGCAAATAATGTGTTAGCAATTTTTGAGTCAACAGCAGCAGAAACAATAACTGCAACCGCTACAAAACAATCGTTGCTATTAGCAACCTCAAATTTTGGCACCCTTGGTGCTGTAAATACAGCTGGAAGTATTGTTTTCCCAGTTGGAAATTATAAGTTTGATTGGCGAGTTTTGTCTGGTTTCACTGGCACACGCACGGATTTTCAAGTGCGTTTGGAGAAGAATGGGACACCCATAAATAATGGAGTGCCTGATGATGCCAGTGCCACATCTGCATCAACCTTGAATGATACAGGTTTCTTCCAGTCAAATGGAACAGATGTGATCACCTTAGCGGTGGTAGCAGACTTTTCAACAGGTGCTGCCACGGCAGAAGGAATACTGTCAGTTATGGCAGTGTAAATTTATTTTCTTAATTTTGTAGTTTAGAGTATGGAGCGTAAGACGCAACTCGATGTGTATGTAAAATAGGGACACCGCCATTCCAGGGCGAAGAGGTAACGAAATGCAGCCTGAAACTGCTACCTTACGTTTGAAAGTCTAGTTCTCGCCACTCTTACAATCGAAGAGATGGATGACTTAACCTTTGAATAGAAAAGAATAAGGCTTGGCCAGATGGAGCTCATAAGAATGAGGTCTGTTGGGCGTTTTGTTTGGATGTTGTACGTGACAATGTTCATGATTTGGAAATAAAGAACCAATGACTACTGACTTCAATATGAAGTGACAACCGGGTTATCGCTACCGATGAAAATTGTGAGAGAAGAGAAACTTTCGATCTAGAAAGAACTCCTCGGGTTAGAAGACACCTTAGTGTGTGCCCTGGCTGGTGGAGTTCGCTGTAGTGTTGTAAGTGTTTTCTTGTGTGCCAAGAGCCGTTGTTGAGATTACTCCATCGTGCCCGTGCCCCTGAAAACCATGCATTCGCATTCCCCGGCCTCGTGCCTGACTAGATGTCCGATTGATTCGCCTTCGAATAAAG